ATAACTCCAGAAGTTACTTAGCAGGTAAACATACTTGGGAACCAATTACATTGAATGTACGTGATGACGTAAGTAACAATGTACAGAAACAAGTAGGCGAGCAACTACAGAAACAGTTTGACTTCTTCGAACAGTCAAGTGCAGCAAGTGGTATTGACTACAAGTTCCTAACACGAATTGAAGTATTAGACGGTGGTAACGGTGCAAATGAAGTAGGTGTTTTAGAAACATTTGAACTTTATGGCTGTTTCCTAAATAATGCTAACTACAACACACTAAACTATGCAACAAGTGATGCAGCTACTATTGCACTATCAATTAGATATGATAACGCAATTCAAACTCCAGTAGGTCAAGGAGTTGGTACAACAATTGGCAGAACAGTCAACACGTTAGTTACCGGCGGCGGCGTATAATAAACGCTAACTAGATTGCTATTCAAATAAGAAAAGGAAGTCGGAAACGTCTTCCTTTTTTTTATATACGCACATAATCCTTTAGGATAAATATTAGTATGGCAAATAAGTTAAACGGATTCTTAGACAATTTTTTCGGTGGTGCTCTAAACCCTAAGGGTAACTTAGGCGACTTTGCACATGCTTCTAGATTGTATGTAGACGATGCATTTAGGCTAGCCCCTAAAACAAAGTTTCTTTATTTTGTAAATTTTAATTTTTACAAAGATGACAAGCACGATGTTTTAGCAGGGTTTCCAAAGATGCAAAATAGACACAGAGCAGAAATAAACATGCTCGTAAAAAGTGTTGACCTTCCACAATACAGATCAGCTGTTGAAGTAAAAAATGCTTACAACAGAAAAAAGAACGTACAAACACGTATAGATTATACTCCTGTTAGTCTTACAATGCATGACGATAATAATGGTCTAACAACTATGCTTATGGAAGCATACTATAGATATTACTATAGAGATAGCAACATATCCAATATTACAGCAAGTTATGACCCACGTTCAGCTTACAAAGAAGCAAATGGTAGAACATACCGATTTGGTCTTGACAATGACAAAATGGTGCCTTTCTTTAAAGACATAAAATTATATCAATTTAGCAGACACGAATATACAGAATACACGCTTGTTAATCCACTTATCGAAAGTTGGGGACATGATACTATGGATCAAACAGACGGTTCTGGTATAGCAGAAAACAAAATGACTATTAACTATGAGGCTGTATTGTATAGTAGAGGTAAAGTAGGCGAAGATAGTCCTGCAACGTTTGCAACAGATCATTACGATACTTCACCAAGTCCATTAAGTGTAGCAGGCGGAGGCGTAGCCAGTTTGTTTGGTGGAGGCGGAGTACTTGACGGTGCATCAAGTGTGCTAGGCGATATTACTGGCGGCACTTTTGGTTTAGGTAGTGTACTTACACTTGCTAATACTGTTAAGAATGCAAAAAAATTAAGTAGTGATAGTCTTAAAGCAGAAGGTTTAAGTATTTTAACTGGAGCCATTACAGACGTAGGCAAAAAAGGATTAGGCGGATTACCAGGTATATCAGTTCCTAAGACTAACGGCAATGGCGGCAGTGCAGCTACTACAACTGCTACATCAAATAGTGCAACTAATAATTCTGCACTTTCAGCAGCAAAAGTTGGCGCGGCACAAGTAGCAAATAACTTACCCCAAACAACAGGCGGAGGTACCTAATGGTACAAGGAAATTTACCACAACGAGGTTACAATAATAGTGACGAACCAGTTAGAGAATTTTTTGATACTTATTATCAAAATAAATTAGAATTTCCTAGCAATGATGTAGATGCTGTATTGGCATATTTTGGCAAGCGCGGCTTTGAAGATAGAGCCAGTGCAAGTGTTGCTAGTATACTTCTACAACAAGCAAAACTAGATGGAGTTCCGGTATTTAGATTACTTGACACATTAACAGGTTTAAATGAAACTCAACTTAGTGCGTTAGTTACAGAAATATTAAACTATGCTAGAGGAAAAACAAGTACTCTAGGTTTTCAAGTACCAATAGAAACTAACATTATAGAGTCCAGAAACATAGAAGTTTTTGAGGACTAGAAATGGGCAGATTCGCTCAGGGTAAATTTAATCTAAAAAATCCTGACAAATACTCAGGCAACAAAACTCCTACATACAGAAGTAGTTGGGAATTTGCATTTATGCGGTTTTGTGACGAACATCCAAGTGTAGCTCAATGGGCTAGTGAATCAATAAAAATTCCATATAGACATCCTTTTACAGGAAAGCATACTATATATGTACCTGACTTTTTTATAGTGTATGTAGACAAAAACGGCAAACAAAAAGTTGAACTAATAGAAGTTAAGCCAGCAAATCAAACAATTAAAGAAAAAGTAGGCAGATCAAAAGTAAATCAAGCGGCATGGGTAGTAAATCAAGCCAAATGGGGTGCAGCACAAGCATGGTGTAAACAAAAAGGTATCTTTTTTAGAATAGTAAACGAAGATGATATTTTTCACCAAGGCAGAAGAAGATAAATAATACTAGTAGTTAATAGGAAGTACTATGACGAAAAAATTAGAAGAAATGTTAGATTTACCAGAGTCTAAAGAAATAATACAAGAAGCAATGGCCAAAGAAGAGCCTAAGCCTATCGCACAGCATAGAGAAACATTACGTGATATTGCTGAGTTCGATAAGATTAGTTCAGCATTACCTGCAGTAAAAGGGTTAGGTCAAATGGCGGATGTCGAACTTAACGACATTGCTGACAGAGCATTAACAGCATACGAAGATTTAATGGATCTTGGTATGAATGTTGAATCACGTTATAGTGGTCGTGTATTTGAAGTAGCAGGCGGCATGTTAAAAACAGGGCTTGATGCTAAGATAGCAAAACTAGACAAAAAACTAAAAATGGTTGATTTACAACTTAAAAAAGAAAAATTGGATAAAGACAGTGGCGCCGTAGATGACAGTATGGTCAACGGAGAAGGCTATGTTGTAACAGATCGCAACAGTCTATTAGAGAAACTAAAAAGCGTCCAATCAGATAAATAATATATATAGGAAAATTACAATGGCGTTTGAAAAATTTTTAGCAGAAGCAAAAAAGGTGTATCCTTTTAAAATCGGTATAGCTGGAGAACTTCCAGAAGGCTGTGAGGACATGTTAAAAACATGCTTAGAAAAGTATGGAGTTAACAATATAACTTCAGGCAAGAAAACACCTATTCAAGAACGTCCGTTAGATTTTCCTCAACTACAAAATATGGAAGTTACATATTTTGAAACAGAACTTAATTATCCAACAACAACTCAAGTACTCCAAGAGTACTTAGGTCAATGCTGTGGTATAGACCAATCTTACATCATTGTTAGAAACCCAATGGAACCACAAGAGCAATATCAAGAAGAAACACAAGACGGTGAGTATGTTGCAAAACTAACTACCGAAGAACTAGAAAGCGTTGACGGCCAGGGCGAAGTTGCAAGCAACAGAGTAATGGACTTGTTAAAAGAGTTAGAAACAGCTCGTAAAGAGCGTAGTTTTGATACTGTCGACGGACCAGTTGGTGAGTCAAGTGATATCGACAACAGCGAAAACACTAAAAGCGCAATAGGGAGCTAATTATGAATATGAAAGATATGATTCAGCGTATGACAGATATTGAATCTACAAAACAACAATTAAATGAAAACGAAGCAGGTATGCCGCCTATGGGTGCGCCAATGAGTGCTCCAGCAATGGACCAAGGCAATCCTGTAACAATTAACGTATCAATGAATGCTAGTGGTAAAGAACATGTAGCAGACTTATTAGATATGATGAAAAACGCAGGACTAAATGACGCAGAACCTGTAAGTGCAAAAACACTTTCACCACGTTTAGACATGGAGCGTTTAGCAGGTATAATGGACAAACCAGAAATTCCTGGTAAAGATGATGTAGAAGGCGACAAAGACGTTAGTGCAAGTAGTTGTAGCGACGATGTTGATTTAGATGGCGAAGAAGGCATTGAAGAATTTGCTAATTCACCAGAAGGTTCAGAAGGCGATCCAGACTATAAAGATCATCATTATATGACTAAAGATTTAAGCGGCGGTATTAATCGTAAAAAGAAACAATACAAAGCTGCACAGCCAGGCGATAATGCAATGGCAATGGAAGGTATTAAAGAGCATCTTTATAACTTACTAGCTGAAAAGAAAGGCAAGCCAGACTTTTTAGATCTAGATAAAGACGGCGACAAGAAAGAGCCAATGAAAAAAGCTGCTAAAGACGCAGGCAAAGGCAAAGGTAGCAAACCTAAAAAAGGTCAAGTACCTCCACAGTTCCAAAAAGAAGCAATGGAAGAGAAAAAAGAGAAGTGTCCAGAATGCGGCAAAAAAGGTAAAGTTAAATTGATGGCTTGTGCCAGCTGCGGCTGTAAATAAGTAATAAAAATACTACTAGCTCTCACAACTCAAATAGCGACTCCGGTCGCTATTTTTTTCACTAAATATTATTATGGCAACTAAAAGTTTAGATGGTGTTCTCACCAAGAAAGCAAATCAGAAAGAAACATTTACTGAATCTCAGATCGAAGATCTTGCTAAGTGTATGGACCCTGATTTAGGATACTTATATTTTGCAGAGAGATTTGCATATATTCAGCATCCTGTACAAGGCAAACTATTGTTTGCTCCGTTCGAATACCAGTTACGATTAATGCATTCATATCACAGTTATCGTTTTAACATTAATATGATGCCTAGACAAACAGGTAAAACTACGTGTGCAAGTATATATCTTGCTTGGTATGCTATGTTTAATCCAGATCAAACTATTCTTGTAGCGGCACACAAGTACACTGGCGCACAAGAGATTATGGCACGTATACGTTACGTATACGAAACTTGTCCTGATCATATTAGAGCAGGTGTTACTAGTTATAACAAAGGTAGTATTGAGTTTGAAAACGGTTCACGTATTGTAGCACAAACTACAACAGGTAACACAGGACGTGGTATGAGTATATCATTACTATACTGTGACGAGTTTGCATTTGTGCAACCTAATATTGCTGAAGAATTTTGGACTTCAATATCACCTACACTAGCAACAGGTGGTCGTGCTATTATTACTAGTACACCTAACAGTGACGAAGATACATTTGCAACTATTTGGAAGCAAGCAGAAGAAAAGTTTGACGAACACGGTAATGAACAAGAATTAGGCATAAACGGATTTCATAGTTTTGTTGCCCAATGGGATGAACATCCTGATAGAGACGAAGAATGGAAAGTCCAAGAAATAGGACGTATAGGCGAAGAAAAGTTTAGACGTGAATATGGTTGTGAATTCTTAGTATTTGATGAAACATTAATATCAAGTATACATCTTGCAACCATGGAAGGTGTAAGTCCTATATTAAATATGGGGCAAACACGTTGGTACAAGAAGCCAACTTCAGAATATACATATGCTGTCGCACTTGACCCTAGTATGGGTACAGGTGGAGACTATGCCGCAATACAAGTGTTTGAACTACCTAGTTATACACAGGTAGCAGAATGGCAACACAACACTACAGCAATACCTGGACAAATAAGAGTACTAGCAGACATTTGTAAGTACATACAGTCCGAGACTAATAACGAAAATGGTGTATATTGGTCTGTAGAAAATAATGGTATTGGAGAAGCGGCACTAATCGTTATAAACGATTTTGGGGAAGAGAATATACCAGGCCTATTTGTGTCTGAACCAATTCGAAAAGGCCATGTACGTAAATTCCGTAAAGGATTTAACACAACACATGGCACAAAAATAACAGCATGTAGTAGATTAAAAACAATGGTTGAAGGCGACAAAATGATTGTGCATAGTAAACCATTGTTATCTGAACTAAAGGCATTTGTTGCCACAGGTTCTAGTTTCCAAGCCAAAGTAGGACATCATGATGATTTAATAAGTGCAACGTTGCTTGCTATAAGAATGATGGCTGTACTTAAAGACTGGGATCCTAGAATTTATAATACGTTTAATCAGGCAGAAGATTTAGAAGATTATGAACCACCAATGCCTATCTTCGTTAGTAGCAACTATTGATAAATACATTATGCAGAATATAGATATCATAGCAGAAGAATTGTTTTCAAAAATCAGGGGTAGATTTCCTGGGGTAACAATTGGCGACCAAGAAGGTAATGTTACACAAGAACCTAAACAAGCAAGATTCTTTGAATTTCCGTTTAGAGAAGCAGATGCTGACGTAGGCAAAGTAAGCATATCACTATCAGAAGAAGATGGTGTAGTTATTATGCACAACAAAGATGTAGCAGAAAACAATGTAAGTAAAAGCACATGGTATGACTTCTTAAAAGAATTAAGAACTTTTAGTAAAAAACGTTTACTAAATTTTACAACTAGAGACATAACAAAGTCTAACTTAGAAAAAAGAGACTATAAATATCTTGCACAGCGATCCGGAGATAGCAACATGACAGAATCAAAATTATATGGCACATCTAAGATAAGTTATCAAGATGTTGGAGAAGCCAGACTAGTAATTAAGCACAACGAAAGTATTGATCAAACTTCACCTACAGGACGTAATAGAAGTATTGGTAGAATATATGTAGAATCACCACAAGGTGAACGCTTCTTATATCCATACAAACATTTAAGTGGTGCAAGAGCAATGGCACGTCACGTTGCAGAAGGCGGCAATGCTTATGATGATTTTGGTAAGCACATTACAAGCCTAAGCGAAGAATTAGCAAAACTTAGAAAGTTCAAAAATTACATGGGTCGCTCTAGTGTAATGGCAGAAAGTCTAAGTGAGTATATGGACGTTGTTAAAGACCGTGTTGCGTCAGTTAAGAAAACAATTGAATCATTACAAAAGCCAAAGTTTTATGCAGAAGCATTTGAAGCATTTGCTCCGGTTGTAATGGAAGATGTACCAGCAGACGTTGCTGAAAATTGGATTGACCAATTAACTATTAGACAGTTTAATGAAGAACTATCAGATGTATTTCCATACATTTACAAACTAGTAAGTGAAGCAAGTAAAGCAGAAGAAATTAATCCAGATGACTTAGACGAGTCAGGCTTACAGCGTTACACAGGTATTAAGAAGTACGGCAAAAAAGGTTTTGAAGAATTACAAAAAGCAGGGCGTGAAGGCGCAGGCGAAGAAGAAAAAGGCAAAATCAAAGACAAGTATCTAAGTAAAGAAGAAGCTGAATTAGAGCAAGGCTTTGATGATATGATGGGGCAGTTTGGTGAAGGCGAACAACGTTGGAAGCAAACTAGTATGTCACCAGAAGAAGCTGTATCAAAGTACGGCAAAGAAAACGTAAAAGTTAAAAAAGGCGGACTACGCAACGGTGACGATATGGTATCAGTACTTGTTGCAGATGAAAGTTTTGATCCAAGTTCAGAGCCAAGCAAAGCAGATGCAATGGCAGACGAATTTATGTCAGCATATGAAAGAGGCGGCGAAGAAGCACTAGCAAAAGCAATGGGCATGAGCGATCAAGAGCTTGATCAAGAAATTACCGAATACGGTATGGAACACGGATTACATGCTGACGACGATAGAGATGATATTATCCAAGGCGTGATTGAAGAAATAGTCGATAATATGGACGAAGGCAATGCATACGCACACGCTGTAAAGAAAGCCAAAATGAATGGCAAGAAAAAAGGCGACAAGGTTGACGGACCAGACGGCGACGAGATTACAATTGAAAAGGACGAAAAGACACCATTAGGCGAGTTTATCCTTTCATACTATGATAGAGAAAACGGAACTTTCCCTAAAGGCGAAACGGCTGTACTAACTATGATAGAAAAAGATTATGGTGAAGAGTTTATTGAACCAGCAAAAACTTTCATCGAAAAGATCAATCAAACTTTTGAAGAGTTTCAAATGAGAGCTAACCCTCAACAAATGGAAACAGACTCAGAGTATGATCGAATGAGAGAATTAGCGGGAATCCGTTAATTATTTCAAAATAAAGGCAAGAAAACGCTTGACTTTATAAATATATGAGTGTAACATGTATACATGTGTTATACTTTTTAGGCACATAAAATAACCATAAAGGCATTATAGGAGGCATAAATTATGGCATCATTAGCAGAAATCCGAGCGAAGCTCAAACAACAAGAAGCCAATACTGGCGGAAACAGAGGACCACAAGGTCCCAACCCAATTTACCCATTTTGGAATATGAAAGAAGGCGAGAGTTCAACTCTACGTTTCCTTCCTGACGGTAACCCAGATAACACATTTTTCTGGGCAGAACGTTTGATGATCAAACTTCCATTCGCTGGTGTAAAAGGCGAAACAGACTCACGTCCTGTGCAAGTACAAATTCCATGTATGGAAATGTACGGTGAAACATGTACTATTCTTAACGAAGTACGTGGTTGGTTTAAAGATTCAAGTCTAGAAGACATGGGTCGTAAGTATTGGAAAAAGCGTTCATACGTATTCCAAGGCTTTGTAACTGACAACCCAATCTCCGATGACGAAGCACCTGAGAATCCAATCAGACGTTTTATTATTGGTCCGCAAATTTTCCAAATCATCAAACAAGCATTGATGGATCCAGACATGGAAGAATTGCCAACAGATTACACAGCAGGTGTAGACTTCCGTCTTAACAAAACTAGCAAAGGTGGTTACGCAGATTATTCCACGTCAACATGGGCTCGTAGAGATCGTCCATTAGGCGATGCTGAAATGAATGCTGTTAACACACATGGCTTGTTTAATCTAAGTGACTTCTTACCTAAGAAGCCAGATGAGACAGCTGTTAAAGTTATGCAAGAGATGTTTGAAGCATCTGTAGACGGCGAAGCGTATGACGCAGAACGTTGGAGTCAATACTTCCGTCCTGCAGGTATGCAAGCACGTACAGGCGATCCGCAAGTAGCGGCAAGTGCGAATGCAACAGCAACATCTCGTTCATCAGCGCCAGTAGCTGAAGCGGCACCGGCACCTGAACCAGTAGCAGAAGCAGCACCAGCTGCAGAAGCAACTCCTGCACCTGAAGGTAACGCAAGTGACATACTTGCAATGATTCGAAACAGACAGAGTCAATAATACTTTATGCTTCTACTAGTTAAATCGAGAACGGAGATTCACGGTTTACCTGTCAAAGTTCCAAACGCTAGTAGAAGCAAACTTTCATATAGGAGATAAAATGGCTAAATCATTTGACGTAAGTAAATTTAGAAAAGACTTAACAAAGTCTATACAAGGCATGAGCAGTGGCTTTAACGATCCTACAGATTGGGTAAGCACAGGCTCTTATGCACTTAACTATCTTATTAGTGGCGACTTTAATAGAGGCGTTCCGCTAGGTAAGGTAACAGTGTTTGCAGGCGAATCTGGTGCAGGTAAAAGTTATTTTGCAGCAGGTAATATTGTAAGACACGCACAAGAACAAGGCATTTATGTAGTCTTAATTGACTCAGAAAATGCACTTGATCAAGCATGGCTAGAAGCACTAGGAGTCGACTGTGACGAATCAAAACTACTCAAGTTAAGCATGAGTATGATTGACGATGTTGCAAAAACTATTAGTACGTTTATGACTGATTACAAAGCAATGGATGAAGAAGATCGTCCTAAAGTATTGTTTGTAATTGATTCACTAGGTATGCTACTAACACCAACAGATGTTGATCAGTTTAACAAGGGTGATATGAAAGGTGATATGGGTCGTAAGCCTAAAGCACTAACATCACTTGTACGTAATACTGTTAACATGATTGGCGCACATAACGTAGGATTAGTTTGTACTAACCACACTTATGCATCTCAGGATATGTTTGACCCAGATGATAAAATAAGTGGCGGACAGGGCTTTATATACGCTTCTAGTATTGTTGTAGCAATGAAGAAGATGAAGCTCAAAGAAGATGCAGACGGTAATAAGATTAGTCAAGTTATGGGTATCCGTGCTGGCTGTAAAGTAATGAAAACACGTTATGCAAAACCGTTTGAAGGTGTACAAGTAAAGATTCCTTATGAAACAGGAATGAATCCTTACAGTGGCATTGTAGAACTTTTTGAAGCAAAAGGTGTCATCGAGAAACAAGGTAACAGACTAAAGTATGTTACTATGGATGGAGAAGAGATCCTAGAATACCGCAAAAACTGGACCGGCGAACTATTAGACAAAGTAATGTCTGATTGGGCTGTAAAAGAGTCAACTGTGGTAAATACCTCTGAAGCAGACGAACCAATAGAAGAAGCTGTAACAGAGGAGTAATTATGGATTTGGAACAAGCGATTGACGTTTGGAATTTATTCAAAGAGTATGTTGATAAAAAACAAGTAGAATTAGTTGCTGAAAAGTTTGTTGATCATCTTGCTGACTATGGCTTAGATGATCAACAGATGAAAGAATTACTTGGTAACGATTCACATCTTGATGAAGCAATCGGCTACTACTTAGAAATAGATGATGTAGAGCAAGACGAAGAAGAAGAGTGGGGTTAAGAATGGGTTGGTATAGTGAAGTATCCAGAGACGTTGGCAAAATACCTGATGCTGTAGCATTTTTTGAAGACGAACTAGTTGACGCTAAAAAAGAATGTAAGCTAGTAGGCAACGTTGAAAAGGCTGCTGCATCTATGCCGGGCATTGTTGAACATCGCTTTAATCAGCTACAAGAGATTGAAGCGATCCTATTCTACTTGAACATAGAGCTACGCAGATTGCGTAGCTCTTATTTCAAAAAATATCTAGAAAATTATCAACGAGCTTTGTCTAGTCGTGACGTAGAAAAATATGTAGATGGCGAAGCAGATGTTGTTGACTATGAAAAGATTATTAATGAATTTGCACTAATGCGTAACAAATGGTTAGGTGTACTTAAAGCACTTGATCAGAAGCAATGGCAAATTACAAACGTAGTTAAACTTAGAGTTGCAGGCATGGAAGACGCTAGTCTATAAGCCGTGGAAAATTTTAAATACTTAATAGACAAGATTTATGATACTGATTTTACTAGGGAACCATTTAGATTTATCTATGTAGAAGACTTTTTTACACAAGATCATTTCGAACGTATAACAGCATGTAAACAGATCAATGTACCTCAGTTTGATAGTTCTGAGCATATGTGTTCAGAGCTTGCAACTACATACAAATACAAGCCGCAACCATTTCCGGGGTGTACTACAAGTGTACAGTCTTATTTAGAATGGTATAATAATCGAAACAAAGGTAAAGGTGTAGCAAACCAAGATCTGTTAGAAGGATACGGGATAGCGTTTAGACTGAAGCATTATCAAGATAGTATTTTAGAAGAGCTTGTTGCATTTTTTAACAGCGATTCTTGGCACAAATGTATTAAGAAAAAATTTAAAAAGACAGGCGAAACAAGTGTAGATACTGCAATACAAAAATATGTATCAGGTTATGAAATAAGTCCACACCCGGATATTAGACGTAAATGTGCTACATATATGATCAATATTAATACTGCTCCTGAAGCAGAGCACTTAGGGTTGCACACACACTTTATGACATTTAATGATGACAAAAAGTGGATCGCTGAACAATGGCGTGATAAACAAGACCAAGATACTTGTTGGGTACCTTGGGATTGGGCAACTACAAATTATGAACATAGTAAAAACAATTCTATTACAATGTTTGCACCAGACTATAATACGTTACATGCTGTAAAGTTAGAGTACGACCATACTAAACTTCAGCGTACACAAGTGTATGGTAATTTATGGTACACTGGCGACAGTAGACCAAAAGTAAAAAAATCTAATTGGAAAAGTTTATAAGATGCCAGCCTTTAAAAAAGACGACGATAAATTAATTTACGAATACATTTGCGACACAGCACCAGATAACATGACAATGTTAGATGTTGGCGCTCGTACGGGCAAATGGTGTAAATCGTTTGTAACAGAATTTCCTAATGCTACATTTCATTGTTTTGAGGCATTGCCAGAGCAACATGAAAGATGTGCAAATAGATTTAGGAAACACGAAAATGTTACAACACACAATTTTGTTATAAGCAATAATTGTAACGTAACAACTTTCTACAAAGATACAGACAGACTAGGTTGGAGTGGGTTAAAAAAACATTCCTATATGGAAAATTTTGAGACTTTAAAATTACCTAGCAAGACACTAGATAGTTTTCAATTAACACCGTACTTTGTAAAGTTAGATGTAGAAGGCGCAGAGCTACTAGCATTACAAGGTGCATCATTTACATTAAAATCAGCAAAAGTAATTTACTTTGAGTGCAACGAAATACACACAAAGGATTACAATTACGGTACTGACCAAGTGTATAATCAATTACGTAACTACGGTTTTACAGTACACGACAAGCATTTAAATGAGTTAACAAAAGATGAATTTGTGTATCGTACAGCTGATGCAAGGCGTTACGAAGATCCAAAAGGCTACGAATCTAATTATATAGCACTGAGTAATGTACGTACATAAATATCTATATGAAACGTATTGTACTAGTCACAGGTGGCTTTGACCCGCTACACTCTGGGCACATAGCCTATTTTAAAGAAGCAAAAAAACTTGGCACCAAACTAGTTGTTGGTGTTAATTCAGACGATTGGCTCACTAGAAAGAAAGGCAGACCTTTTATGCCTTTTGAAGAACGGTGTGCTATTATAAAAGAACTATCTGTTGTTGATAAAGTTATTGGATTTAACGATGACGATGATAGTGCATGCCACGCAATATTCCAACTCCTTAGTACACACGGCAGTGGAACAAAAGTTGTCTTTGCTAATGGCGGAGATAGAACAAATACAACAACTCCAGAATATGCTACATACGGTGAAATGCCTTATGTTGAGTTTGCATTTGGAGTTGGCGGTGAACACAAAATGAATTCTAGTAGTTGGATACTTGACGAATGGAAAAATCCAAAAACAATTAGAGAATGGGGTTGGTATAGAATATTAGACGATCAGCCTGAAAAAGGATACAAAGTTAAAGAGCTTGTAATACTACCTGGTAAAAGTTTAAGTGACCAAAGACACAAACATAGATCAGAAATGTGGTATGTTACGCAAGGTCAAGTAACTATGGCTATTCAAATAGAAGGTGAGCCTGTTACAGGATTTGAGTTGCCTGCTTTACTTAATGGTTATAATATTGGTAGTAACATATGGCACAAAGCAATCAATAATCAAGATGTGCCAGCACACGTTGTAGAAGTACAGTTTGGCGAAAAGTGTGTTGAAGAAGATATAGAAAGAAGAGATTAATGAAAGTTTTCATAGGATACGATCCAAGAGAAGATATTGCATATCAAGTGTGTAAGCACAGCATATTGAAACATCAACCTGATGCAGATATACGCCCACTAGTACAAAAAGAATTAAGACAAGCAGGATGGTACAAGCGTCCTGAAGATAAACTTGCAAGTACAGAGTTTACGTTTACACGTTTTTTAGTACCAGAGCTTACTAACTTTAAAGGTTGGGCGTTGTTTATGGATTGCGATATGATCCTTACTACAGATATTAAAGAACTATTTGATCAAGCAGACGACAAGTATGCTGTTATGTGTGTACAACATGACTACGCTCCTAAAGAAGGTACAAAAATGGATGGGCAAAAGCAAACTATCTATCCACGCAAGAATTGGTCAAGTGTTGTGTTATGGAACTGTGGCCACCCTAGTAATAGAGTCGTTGACCAAGATCAAGTTAACAGTTTAGAATTAAATGGCGCATACTTTCATAGGTTCGGTTGGCTTGAAGATAAAGAAATTGGTAAACTAGATCATACTTGGAATTATCTAGTTGGCGTCTACGATGATATAGAAACACCTAAATTAATTCATTATACCGAAGGTGGTCCGTGGTTTGAAAACTATCGCAATTGCCAATTTAATGAATTATGGAAACAAGAACTTTATGATATGTTTAAGTAAAAACAAAACAGACGAGTACATAAACATGTATGCTAAAGGTGCAGGATTGCCTATACATGACTATAGTTACGAACATGAAAATAAAAGAGCACCTATACTAATACGTAGTTTAGGAAAACGAAAACTTATACACAAATGTTGGGAAACTAAAAGAGACTTTTATTATATGGACAGCGGTTACCTTGGTAATTACAAAAGTCCTATAAATGAAGGTGGTTGGAAAGTGTTCCATCGAATAGTTAAAAACGATATACAACATAGCGCAATTATTGAACGTCCTAGTGATAGATGGGAAAAACTAGGAATAAAAATTGATAAAAGAAAGAAGACCGGAAGAAACATTTTACTTGTTATGCCCAGCGATAAGCCTTGTAAGTTTTATGGTATAGATGCAGAAAAATGGAAACAAGAAACAATAGAACAAATTAAGATGCATACAGATCGTCCTATTGTTATTAGAGAAAAACAACCAAGACATGTACGTATGCAAAAAACAATATATCAAGACTTAGATAATGCATATGCAATGGTAACGTATCAAAGTATTGCGGCTGTAGAAAGTGTACTGTATGGCATTCCAGCATTTACTCTTGCACCGACAGCTGCTGATCCTGTTGCAAATAAGTTCTTGTACAATTTAGAAAACCCAGAGCGATACGACAAAGAGTATATATATAGTTGGGCATGCCACATAGCGTATGGTCAGTTTCATATCGACGAACTGAAAAAAGGAAAAGCTCACAACATGATAATGGAGGAACTTTATGGCAGTTAAGTACGTAGTAGTTCATAGAGCTGATAAAAACAATATCGGTGATATGTCAAGTAACCCGTTGCAGTATTACTTACCGCAACACGAATACCAAGTAGTAGATATATTAGATCTTGCAACACAAAACTATCCAAGCGATGTTCCGTTAATTGCAGGCGGCGGTGGGCTTATTGCAAATGAGTTCTTAGGAAATGACTTACAGTATGCTCTTAACAATAGTGATCAAAATGCACTAATGACTCTTTGGAAAGACTCTTGGAATGTAGTAAATCACAATAATATAACAGCACGTGATGACTTTTTACGTAAATTACAACCACTTGTAAAAGAATATTTAGATAAATTAGACAACAGTACAGCACCGCGTATTGTATGGGGAGCAGGACATAACCAAGATACTAACAAAAGAGTTAAACGCCCTGAGTGGCCAGACTGGTTAAGTAATTTTGATTTAGTTGGTGTAAGAGATTACGGTCAACCATTCGAATGGGTACCTTGTGCAAGTTGTTTAGACACAGCATTTGATAAAACATATAGAATAAAAAATGATATTATTTGGTATGAACATAAAAAGCAATTAATAAAGTCAACGCATTTTGGAAGTAAACCTATTCCTAGATATATTAATAGTGGCGCTAATATGGAGCAAACTATTGAACTACTAGGTAGTGCAAACACTATTATAACTAACAGTTATCATGGCGCATATTGGGGTACATTGCTTGGTAAAAAAGTAATTGTAGCAGGTCCTTGGAGTAGTAAATTCCATACACTTAAACATAGAGTTACATTTATTAATCCTCAAGATAATTATGAATACTTGTTAGACAGTGTTGCAGAATATCCCGAAGCATTGCAAGAATGTAGAGATGCAAACAATAACCATTGGCAGAAGATACAGCAATTATGAAGACAGTAGTAGGATATGCGTTAGGTATACCAAACCCGCACAAGAACCCGCATAAGGTAGATATATTAAAAAGATACATTGACGGCGTACAAAAGCACGGCGACAAAGGTATACTACATTATGGTAATAATATAATTGACAGTGATGTTAATTTAATACAAGGATGGGTGCATGCAGGCAGTCCTTCTAGTCCGCACTTAATTTTACGTAAACGTGCTCATGAGCAAAACATAAACAAAGGTAAACATAGTTTCATTGCTGATAGTAATCTGTTTAACTACGCTGTAGGTAAAATGCACAACATGCAATATTTACGATATAGTATGGACGGTGTATTCCCTACAACAGGCAACTACTTTCAAGACACAGTTAATCCAAAACGTTGGACACAAATACGCAAAGATCTTGGTATTAAAATGAAAGATTGGCGTCAATCGGGTGTACACATACTAATATGTACACAACGTAACGGCGGTTGGAGCATGGGCGGACTTGATGTTGTTAGTTGGTTAAAAGATACAATTAAAGAAGTTAGGAAGCACACAGACAGGCCTATTGTTGTTAGAGGACACCCTGGTGATAAACATGCACGTAAGTATCTTAAAAACAAAGATTGGCAAGTAAGTACAGCACCTAGCTTGCCACAAGACTTACTCAACGCACATTGTACTATAACGTACAATAGTAGTCCTAGTGTTGCAAGTGCTATCGAAGGCATACCTACATATGTTACAGACCCTAATCCTTGCATTAGTCAAGCATATGATGTTGCAAACACAGACTTATCTACAATAGAAACTCCGCAGACGTTTGAGAGACAAGAATGGATAGAAAAACTTGCTATGTGTCATTGGAACTTTGATGAGCTAAGTTCGGGGGAGGCATGGGCTCACATGAGAGATTACGTATGATAACAATGGTAGGGTTTCCCCCTCCTGCATCAAAGCCGTATTTTCACTGGGCAAAGGGTATGGAAAGAGTTGGCGACCAATATGTTGTAAGTGATGACCTACTTAGTAAAACTGTACGTCATGCTGACGCTTATTATCAAACAAACGAGCTAAAGCCAAAGTTTCTACACGGTGGTAGACACGAATGGCACGGCAAGTATATGCTACACATACAGCAAGCAAATAAACCTTACATAGTTAGTGAAAGCGAGCCATTTCGTGAATGCCCTGGCTGGCTACGGTTCGGCTGGAATAGCTATCGTTGGTGTGATGCTAACTGGAATAACGAAGGTGTAGGACCAGAACGATGGAATAGATTTGAAAGCCTCACAGGATTAAAATTTAAAGATTGGCACAGTCCAGGCGAGAATATATTAATAATGGGACAAAAAGAAGGTGACAGTAGCTTAGTAAGTATATACGAAGCAGGGTATAAAAGTATATATGACTACATTGGGGAACAATGTAAAATTATTAGGCAATATACAGATCGTCCTATAGTTATTAGGCCACACCCTCGTAACTTAGATAGAGGTGCAAAATTCGTCAATATGATGTTGAAAGAGTTAAATCTCAAAAATATATCAATGAGTCCTAACTTAACACGAGGTGGATCACAAGGTGGTGAAGGTTTAGATAGAGATCTAAAAAATGCACATTGCGTTGTTACATATAACAGTTTGAGTGGCGTAGAAGCTGTTGTTAGAGGCATACCAGTTTTTGCATTAGATGGCGGCAGTATGGCATGGCCTGTTGCACACAAGGACTTATCACAGATAGAAGATTTAGATTATAACATAGATTTGCAAGATTGGAAAAATAAAATTGCATATTCAATGTGGAACAAACAGGACGTACAATCAGGTGAGTGTTGGGCTCATTTGAAACAAGTTTACTTTAAGGATTAACAATGTTAAGAGAAATATTTACTACATTAACAAAACGGTGTGATAAGTTTCAACACTACTTTCCGTTATATGAAAAACATTTTAGTAAGTATGTAGGCAAAAGTCCACGCATACTAGAGATAGGTGTACGTGGTGGCGGAAGTTTACAAATGTGGAAAAAATACTTTGGAGAAGGCACATATGTACACGGTATTGACATAGACGCAAAGTGTAAAGCACACGAAGATGTAGATAACAATATACATGTTACTATAGGTGATGCAACAGATCCTGTGTTTGTTGAAAAACAAATTAAAGCACACAACATAAGAGAGTTTGATATTATAATTGATGACGGAAGTCACGAAAATCCTGATCAAATAACAACACTAAAATTATTTTACGGGTTATTAAAGTCCGAAGGTGTTTATTGGTGTGAGGATACTCATACAAGTTATTATCCAAATAGAGAAGACGGCGGCTACGGTAATCCAAAAAGTTTTACAAGTTATGTTAAAAATGTAGTAGACGTGCTAAGTCATCATCATACAAGTCATGCTATAGGACACGGACCTATAGACGGGCCACATGTACCTAAAAAGTTCGTAAAACCATTTAACGATATACAAGGCGTAAGTTTTTATGATAGTGTGATTGTAATTGACAAAGGACCAAGATTGCATTTTAAACGGATTGTTAAAAAATGAATTCATGGGATGTCTTTGATACACTAATTGGAAGATTACATTTCCATCCACACTCTATTTTTGACGAAGTAAGTAGTCGTATAGGTGATGCTAGTTTTAAAGACAAACGAATATCTGCATGGAAGCAAGTTAAGAAAACATGCACTGATAAAACGTACAATGAAATATATGACATACTAACAGAGTATGATCCGCAAGTAGAATTAGATGTAGAATTCGAACATAATTTTCCTATATATGAAAATATTATGAAGGTTAAAGACGGAGATCTATTGATAAGTGACATGTACTTGCCAGCAGAGTTTATAATGAAAATGTTACGTAATGCTGGATTAACAGCAGATGTAAAGATAGTTGTTTCAGCAGATGGTAAAAAGAAAGGTTGGATCTGGGATAGTATAATTGAAAACTATAACATTGAAAATCACTACGGCGACAATGAAAAAAGTGATGTTAAGTCTGCACAAGCACACGGCATAAATGGTGTACTGTATACAGGATATAAACTTAACGATATAGAAAACTTTGTTTACAAGTACGATAGACAACTTGCATGTTGGATGCGTAGTGTAAGATTAATGTGTCCTTACAACGATGAAAGACATATTAAATTTTGGAAAGATCAAGCAAATATTAACTTACCTGTACTAGCATTAGCAACGTTAGAATTACCTGATACACCTATTGCATTTACATATAGAGATTGTTATAACTGGCAAAAGATATACGAAGCAATGACTGGTAAGCAAGGCTATAGACTGGATGTGTCGCGTAAAATGTATCTTACGCCAAACGAACATTTTGAAAAATATATGGAGTTTGTTAAAGACATAGGCGCAACTATTGTAGACATGCAAGGTAAAGGTCGTAGCATACAAAGTTTTTATAATGGCAATCCTCCAAGTACAACATACATAGGAGGAAGACCTCCGCCATATGTAACACGACTAGTAGACTATCAAACAAAAAGTATGGAAAAACATAATTGTTTTGAAGAAGGACCTATTGTAGACTGGGACGAAAACGGTCCTATAAGAGGCAAGAACGATCATCCTGCTGACGTAGCAGATATACATAAAAAAGCAGGGCAGGCTGCCACTCGTTATATAACACATTTTAATTTTAAAAACAATACAAAATTATTAACTGAATTAGTTAAGTTGTATGACACACATAACTTTACTAATAAGAATGTTAAATGGGAAAAATATAACGGTGCATGATGTTACAAAACGTAGACTTACAAAGGATCTTTGGTCTAATGAAGTAGAGTGTTATCGCAGATTAGCGTCTTGTGATAATGTTCCTAATCTAATTAATGCCAACGAAAAAGACTTAACAATAACAACATCATATGCAGGAACAAGTTTGTTTATCTTAACAGCAGTACAAAAAAGACAAGGTAAAAAACTTGTAATAGATAACCCAATACAACAAGTTACAACTTTTATTGATGCTTGTAAAGAACAAAACATTGTACATTTAGATTGTCATCCAGGCAATATATTATTACAAGCTGGCAAACTTTCTTTTATAGATTTTGAAAAAGTTGCAATAGACGAAACAACATTAACTACAAAATTAGAAAAGAAATATTCAAAGTTTAAAATGAGAGGCGGATGGAGCTGGATACTAAATAGATATACAAAGTATTTCGAAACGTTCGACAACAGTATATGGTATAGAGACGATATACTAGAAAAAGGAATTAGAAGATATGGCCAAGCATTACAGTAAGTTTACAAATAATTATACTAAAATTTATTACAAAGGTAACTTAATAGCAGAAGGTTCACGTGATCCATTAGAACGTATCCAAGCAATGCCGATTGACTTTAAAGATAAAACTTTATTAGACTTAGGGTGTAATTGTGGTGGCACAATGTTTGCTGTTGCAGATCAAATTAAACAAGGCTGGGGTTGTGATATTAATCCTGATGCAATTAGTTTTGCAAACAATTTAGCAAAAGAACATAACATAGACAATGTTAGTTTTAGTGTTGCAGATTTAAACAATTGGCAAAAATATAATTTGCCTAAAACAGATATATTATTTGCATTAGCAATAGCAAAATGGGTTCCTACATGGAGAGAAATAATTACACATCTTAATCCTAAAGTATGTGTGTTTGAAGCACACGGTAAAGGCAGTATGGTACCTGACCAAGTTGCTTGGCTAACTAATCATTTTAAAAGTGTAGAAGTAATACTCGACGGGTATGAAGCAGGTAAACGTAGACTTTACCTTTGTGTCCAATAACTTTCTTTTCGATTAACCATTATATCTGAACTTTTACTTTTACCAGCATTTTTACGAGCACCTTTCATATGGTCCATCCATTTACCTAGTTCGGTATTAATTAATGGATGACCACCACCGCCTGACTTTGCTTCCCGCAAATACATTTGGGCACTGTAATCGTGACTTGGAAACTCTTTATATTTTTTAAGTACTTCTCCAAAAATATAACTGTCATGCCACTCTGGTAGTGTGAACATGCCGTTATCTGCATCTTCATACATACGTTCAAACTCTTTTAAGAATTCGTGTGCTACAGGATGGTTAAGATTCAACCCATAGAAGCCACACTCGGGCCACGTCTGTGATCCTTTGCCTCTGCCTACATATGTAATGTAATCATGTTGTGGTAATAAGTTTTTAAATTCTTTGTGTTTCCAGGGCGAATGTATAAAAGTATCTGCGTCCATCCATATAACCCATTTACCTAGTTTACGTTCACATGCATCAAATACAGCATATACTTTATTAGCAAAACGTACAGCATCCCACTTAAATTCTTTTTGCCAATCTTTGCGCCCATTACGTGCTGGGTGACTTGTAATATCCCCGTTTGCATGCGGTACGTCTTTGTATTTTTCTTTAAATGCATTTAGTTTTGGCAACATTTCTTTTGCATCTAGTATTGTAATTTGTTCTGGATTTGGATTAGTAGGACTACAATTTTCTGCATACACAACTAACTTAACCTTGTGTTCAACATTCTCAGCAAAACTATCTATAAATCGTTGTCCATACAAACTTAGTCCGGGTTGGTGAAAAGTTGTAACCACAGTTATGTCATTCATGTAAGATTCCTTTTAAATACTTATATAGGATATTTAACAAATGATTTTCTGTTTATACACTGATTATGGCGCACTAAACAGCCAACCCGTATTTCATGCATTCGCTAAGAGTGTTACTGATGCCGGACACACGGTTATCTATAACGAGCCTTATAGAGTACTGAGTCACTATGACAATTATGATGTTGCTGTTATATGGAGTGTGTTATGGAATGGTCGTATGACAAAGAATAAAACAGTTTGGGAACAAAATCGCATGTTAGGCAAACCTGTAATTGTTTTAGAAGTAGGAGCATTGAATAGAGGCACTATGTGGAAAGTAGGACTTAATGGCATTAATAGAGATGCATATTTTGCTCCTAAGAATAACACTGACGAACGTGCAAAGATGTTAGGTTTAAAAATGCAACCATGGACAAACAATGAAGACGGTCCGATTGTTATTTGCCTACAACATAACAAAAGTCAACAATGGGCAAACATGCCACCACAAGACAAATGGTTAGATAAAACTTTATCTATTATACGCAAACGTACTGATAGACAAATTATTATAAGACCGCACCCAAGATGTTTAATACCTCCTTTTGCAGACAAATACAAAAATGTAAAAGTACAGAATCCAGTTCGTAATAACGCAACATATGACGACTTTGACTTTGATATGTCTAATGCATATGCTGTTGTTAGTTGGAGTAGTAACCCTGCTATACAAGCAATACTACAAGGTGTGCCTGCGTTTGTTGGCCCTAGTAGTTTAGCATATGATGTAGCACAGCATGACGTAAAACAAATAAACAATCCTATAAAACCGGATAGAACACAATGGCTAAATGACCTTGCACATGTAGAGTACAGCACACATGAAATAGCAGCCGGTATGCCATTAAAACACTTGACATCAAAACTATAATACGCTATAATGTAGTATATACATAGGAGAACACCCTTGAAGCATACTATCGAAGATTGCCTTGAAATCGTTGCAGGACTAAAAGATGTTCCTAACCCTATCACTATCAAGAAAGAAGATGCAACTATTATGTTTAGCATTGCAAAGCAAGTCGTTAGAGGACTAGGGCTTAGTGATAAACAGCATGCACTAATGAAAACTAAGTTGTTAAATTATAGTGACCAACTGTTAGCAAACAATATTATTGTTGAAGAAACATTTAATAATTTAAGATATCCTTTACGTAGCATTGATAGAGCAAAGTATATAAAACTTGTTTCTAAAGAAGATATATTTACAGAACCAAAAAGCGAACGTTGGAAAGAGCAACTATCAAATTTACCTTGGGTTAAAGTACGTTTTCCATTTAGTAAAAAACTAATTGTAAGATTGCAACGGATACCTATGTCAGCAAGTACATATGTTCACCCAAAAGGATCGCATACACATTTTTTTGCACTTACTGAAAATGTAGTGTATGATATTATAGAAGCATTTAAAGACAACCATTTTGATATTGATCAAGAGATAATTGACATCTATAAAGAAATAATTACTTGGAACAGAGAAGATTATGTTCCAGGTGTATTCAATGGCCAAATTAAAAATCTACCTCAAAATGTTATAGACGAAATTACTGATAGGTTAGGAAAACCAACAGCAAATAATATTCATTTGTATTATGACAAAAGATTCGAATATGGTATTGTTGATATAGACGAGCCTATTAACGTTACTGGACAATTAGTAACAGACATTGCTACTAGAAAATCAGTATACAAGTATATTAATAGTAAAGAAGTTCCATTACAAGAAGTATTCAAAGCATTCGATGAGTTAGACAGTTATCCAATTAATATACTTGTTGACGATGAAAATGCATTTGATATAGTAACACAAACATATCAACTTGTGCGTAATTACATTCCAAATGACCAAATTACTGTATTGTATAGAAAAGATTCGCACTCAGATAAAAACGGTTATAACCAATATATTAAAGATAACAATTTAAATACTCCGGTTGACAAAGACACAAAAATAGTGTATACTCTAAAGAGTAAGGTAAACAAGCCGCTTGCTAAAAGTGATTGTTCGCCTAATACCGCGTTATCCTTTTCTACAGAAAGACATTCAATTTCGGGTGATATATCCAAAGATGTTACTTTGTATGTTGAGTATAGCGATAAAGAACCCATGTGGAGAGACTGGAGAATTGATTCTTAATGGCAACATGTAGACTAATAATTGAAGATGAAGTAAACATTAAACTAGAAGGACTAGAGGTAGATGTACGAAGGAAACTTGCAAATGCTCTTAAGTTTGAAGTGCCATATGCAAAGTATATGCCACAATATAAACTTGGTCGCTGGGACGGTAAAGTTGCTTTCTTTGGTATCGGTGGCACTGGCTACGTTAATCATCTTGATACTGTTGTCGAAGTATTGCAAAAGAATAATGTACAAATAGCAGATATTGATGACAGGCGTACACCTGTACAATTAGACTTTCCACAAATTACAGAACGCTATTGGGCTGATCAAGATGTAGTATGGCCTAAAGGTCATCCAGCAGAAGGCGAAGAAATTATTCTACGTGACTATCAGGTAGAAGCAATTAACAATTTTTTAAAGCACCCACAAAGTTTGCAGGAAATTGCAACTGGTGCAGGTAAAACTATTACAACAGCAACACTATCACATATAGCTGAGCCTTACGGTCGTAGTATAGTTATTGTGCCTAACAAATCATTAGTAGCACAAACAGAAGAAGACTATATCAACTGTGGGCTCGACGTAGGGGTGTACTTTGGAGACAGGAAACAATTAGGTAAGACTCACACTATTTGCACTTGGCAAAGTTTGAATATACTTGACAAGAAGCATAAGGACGGATCAGCTGTATTATCGCTGGCAGAGTTCTTAGAAGGTGTAAGCACTATTATTGTTGACGAAGTACACCAAGCGAAAGCAGAAGTTCTAAAGAACCTGCTCACTCGTAACCTACGTAACGCTCCAATACGTTGGGGACTAACTGGCACAGTACCTAAAGAAAAGTTTGAGTTTGAAAGTATTCATGCTTCACTAGGCCCGGTTATAGGACAAATTAGTGCAAAGGAACTACAAGACAAAGGTGTACTATCTTCGTGCCATGTTAACGTTTGTCAATTAATTGACACTGTTGCACATAGAGATTACCAATCAGAATTAAAGTACTTAACAACAGATACAGCACGTTTAGAGTACGTAGGCAAATTATTAAACACAGTAAAAGATTCAGGCAACACACTTATATTAGTAGATAGAATTAGTGCAGGTGAAGCACTAACAGAATTGATCCCAGGATCAGTTTTTGTGAAAGGCGATGTTAAATTAAAAGATCGCAAGGAGGCATACGATGAAATCAATGAAGGAACTAACCATGTGGTTATCGCAACATACGGAGTCGCGGCTGTTGGTATTAACATACCGCGTATTTTTAATCTTGTTCTCATTGAGCCTGGCAAAAGTTTTGTCAGGGTAATACAAAGTATAGGCAGAGGCGTTAGAAAGGCAAAGGACAAGGACTTCGTACAGATATGGGACATTACATCAACATGTAAATTTGCGAAGAGACATTTAACACAACGAAAAAAATTCTATAAGGAAGCCCAATATCCTTTCACAATAGAAAAAATTGACTGGAACTAACATATGAGAATACTAACACTTGAAGACAAAACATTTCATCTAGATAAACTACCAGATGAAATTGACGAAGATATACGCTTTAGTGTGCTCGACAATTCAGATCCAAAGGAACCAGATTTCTTTTTTATTCCTTTGATATTTTTAGAGTCGTTTAGCGCACCTGCAATGGTCCTTAATATAAACGGACACGAAATTACATTACCAGTTGATTGGCACATTGCTGTCGGCGATTCAGAAGCTGGTATGGACTTAGAAGTACTACCGCTAACAAGTTTAAATGACAGAGGCTTTGAAGCTTGGCTGTTTAATCCATTGTCAGGATTTAAATCAGACTACGGTAAAATAGAAATAGTAAATTTTTACAATGATGTAAAATGGTATTTCCCTAAAATGAAAAACGGACAACTACTAAGTATGCCACTTACTAATGATGATCGTTCACAGTGCATATTTGTTGCTAAAGATATTACACGTCAAAGCGAAGTAATAGAATACGCTTCGTTAATATAAAGGAGAATAACTATGGGAATAAAAGCAGGTAAAGTATGGGGATCAACAGAGCTTATACATGCCAATGGTGTGTTAGAGTTTCACCGTATAGAATATAAAGCAGGCTATAAATGTTCAGAGCATGAACACCAGTTTAAATGGAATGGCTTCTTTGTAGAATCAGGCAAGATGATTGTACGTGTTTGGCAAGAAGATCAAGGACTGTTGGATGAAACAATTCTTGAAGCAGGAGACTTTACACAAGTTAAGCCAGGCAAGATACATCAGTTTGAAGGCTTAGAAGATGGTGTAGCATTTGAGCTATACTGGGCAGAATTCAATCACGATGATATCGTAAGGCGTACAGCAGGCTCCGAAGTATAGAATGTATTCACAGAAGTATATCGAAGAGCTTCGTGTAGTACATGCTGACAAAAGTCGAATAAAAGGCTTTGGCGGAAAAACTAAGAACCTTGGTAAGTTCCATAAGTATGTCGAACAATGGCAACCTTTAACGCTATTGGATTACGGTTGCGGCAAGGGCGGTATACTGTCTGACTTACAATCTAGATATAGACATATACGCTGTACAGGGTACGATCCTGCTGTAGCAATGTTTAACAATGAACCTCAGCAAGTTGAATGTGTTTTTAGTAATGATGTGCTAGAACATATTGAACCTGAATATCTAAATCAAGTTCTTGTTCATATAAATCAATTAAGTACAAAGTATGTATGGTTACGTATTGATACAGTGCCAGCACGTAAAAGATTAAGTGATGGCAGAAATGCACATTTAATATTAGAAAATCAAACGTGGTGGACAGAACAAATTAATCGTTATATAGATGGTACTATAGTTTATAATAATTTAAATAATAAAGGAAAACTAGATGTCGCAATCGAGAAATAAAATGATTCCTGGAGAGGCATTAATATACGAAAGAGCAGACGGGGTTGTATATGCAAGGTATAGAGATGCTCCACATAATAAAATGCCTCGTTGGATTATAGGTGGAGATCCTGCAGGTGTTGCTAGGGCACAGGGCGATTTACTAAGTTACGCTGAATGGCAAGAACTGTGTGAGTTGTCAGAGACTTATCCAACTTTAAAGAAATTATTAGACCAACTAGTAACAACATACTACACTGTTAGGGGTACACATTGATACATCATGAACCGTGTGTGTCTAAGATGACACTTATACAATTAGAGAATAGTAGTAAACTTCTAGCACAAGAAGTATCGCAAAGATTTGACGAGTTCTATCAAACATTTCCTACAGGGTATATGAAGTTTGCAGAAGGTAGTCGTAGTACAGAGTTGTATGAAGCATACAATGTGTTCTTGTGTCATTACCCAGGGTTTGCTGATTTGTATAGACAAATTGTAACTACAATTAAATCAAAAATACCAAACTATCAAGATTATGCTCTAGCAGGTTGGGTTAACATTTACAACAAAGGCGGTTACTTAAACTGGCATAAACACGGTCCTGAGGATCAAGTACATGACGGCAGATGGCATGGTTATGTTGCTATTAATGCTGAGCCTAGTCAAACTCTGTATAGAGACAAAGAAGAAATTATTAAAACAATTGATAATAAAGATGGATACATAACACTTAGTCCAGCAGGACTATATCATCGTGTTAGCGAATGGGAAAAGGATCAACCTCGAATAACAATAGCATTTGATGTTATTAAACGTGAACAGATAGATCCGTTATTATTAAACAGATGGATACCAATAATATAATATATGAATGACACTAGAAACTGTAGTACTTGTAACAAACCAATAGACCTGTATGCTATAAAGTATCATACAGCTGATAAACAAAATGTATTTTGCAATGCATACTGTTCAAACGAATGGTATCAAAAGAAGAAGGAAAACAATCATGAGACATAAAATAGCAGGAGTACTATTCTTATTATTAGGAATATATTTTTTAATACAAGATATGATGCCATTGTCAATGGGCTTTGGTGCGGCAATGGAACACAACATGCCAGTACACAACAATACATTATTAGGCATTAGCGAAATGACTTGGATGTGGTTTACAATGGCACTAGTACATTTCTTTATACGTGATTGTAATTGCAAGGAGTGTTGTAAGTGAGAATTATAGCAGGACCTTGTCAACACGAATCGTTGCCACAAAGTTTAGAGATTGC